TTGTAATGCATTATACTATAACAGGAACTGCACAAAGTGTCACTAATTCAACACCTGAACCATGGGAGATAAGAATGGTATTTGGTAGAAACAAATCATTACCTCAGACAGCTCCGCCTATTCTTAATACTTTTCAACAGGGAAGTACTTCTGTTGCTCCAACAGGACAATTTAGTGACATTATCAAACCTCTCAATCGAGATGTCCAAACAATTTATAAACAAAAATATCATAAAATTGGGTTTGCTAGTTATACTGGATTAGGATCTCAAAGTTCTCTTCAATTTTGTTCGAATAATGATTACAAATTGAATGCTAAAGGAAAAATAAATTTAACTAAAATGTTCCCAACTGCTATAGCATGGAACGATACATCAACACAGCCCGTAACCCCTACTGTATATTGTACATATTTATGTGCTACAGGAACTGGTTCAACTAATGGAGCTTCTCAACCACTCGGGATGAATTACACAATAGAAGTAGCTTATACTGACATGTAAATTTTTTAAATTTTTTAACTTTTAATTAAATCTGAATACGATTTAACTAAAAATAGTGCGAAGCAAAAGGTCTAGGGAAGAGCGTACCTTGGTATGCGTAGTATTACCCTAGACCTTATGAGGAATGAGGAAATATATATATATATTTGTGAAATTGATCTAAAGGGCTTGTGTTATGATGTATTATATAATAATCAGATGACTAAAGTTGTAACCAAAAAAAGTACTCAGAAGCACCCGAAGGTTGTGAAGAAAGTTGCTGATGAATCCCGTGAATACGCTAGAGGTTTTTGTTTTACAATTAATAATTATTCGTTAGAGGAATATGCACATGTTAAAACATGGGATTGCAGGTATTTAATTTTTGGAAGAGAAATGTCAAAAACAGGAACCCCACACTTACAAGGATACATTTACTTTGAAACTCAACGTACGCTATCCGCTTTGAAAAAGAAACTAAATAATCGTGCTCATTGGGAAGTTGCACGCGGGACGCCTGAGCAAGCTTCAACTTATTGTAAGAAGGAAGGAGATGTTTTTGAAAAAGGGACGAAACCTTTAACGCCTGCTGAAAAAGGTCAATTAATTGTGAACAAATGGCAAGATGCATTCGACTGTGTTAAGGAAGGTCGAATAGACGAAATGGAATATGATATGCGTTGTAATCATCTAAAAAAAATTGAATATGCTGTGCAACGAACCGCAGCATCTGAAGTTAAATTAGAAACTCTTGATGGCGACATGCAACACGAATGGATTTACGGACCTACAGGTACAGGAAAGTCTTATACGGCTCGCACAGAGAACCCAAACGCTTACATAAAAATGGCAAAAAATAAATGGTGGGATGATTATAATTATCAAGATACAGTAATAATTGAAGAAGTTGGTTTAAAAGCCACTGATTACGCAGAAGATTTTAAGATCATGCTTGATCGTTATAAATTTAGAGCGGAAGTAAAAGGTGGCTCAATGCTTGTTCGCCCCAGAAAAATAATAATTACAAGCAATTATCATCCAAAGGATATATGGCTTACAGAACAAGAAATCAACCCAATTATGCGTAGATTAAAAATAAGACATTTATATACTAAATTTGCATTACCAAGTAATAATATTGAAAGCTTAACCACTTCAAGCGCCTGCGGCCCGGAATGAGGGTAAGGGGTACCTTGCGTCCCCCGCGCTCATTACCTACAGATAGAATTGAGGGAGGGGTACCTTGCGTCCCCCGACTACATATTATATATTTAGTTAAATTAGTACTTAGAGATTTATTTTTTGTAAATGTATAATGCCATATAAGAAAAAAACATTAAAGAAACGGGTTTACAAGAAACGGGTTTATAAGAAAAAGACTAAGTCTATTGCCCGAGCAGTTAAAACTGTTATCGGAAGAATGGCTGAAGTAAAACGAACCTCTATATCTAGCAATCAATTTTTATCTGGATATGGTTATGGTACAGTACAACAAAATTTAGGATTTGGTCCTGGATTATTAAATATTGTTCAAGGAACCGGACAAGGTGATCGAATTGGTAACAAAATTAAAATTAAAAGTATTGTAATGCATTATACTATAACAGGAACTGCACAAAGTGTCACTAATTCAACACCTGAACCATGGGAGATAAGAATGGTATTTGGTAGAAACAAATCATTACCTCAGACAGCTCCGCCTAT